AAGATTCCACTACCCCTGTCAAGACATATTGCCGCCTCGTGGCATCCGAGGGTGTCATGTATATAAGTCCCCAAATGAGGCCCAAGTGGGATGAGTTACAACGGCTCGTTCAACGAGACGGTGGTTCGCTGAACGATTTCTTCCGATGGCGCGAACAACGAGAATTTACGAGGTGCGCATGAACGCCAGGAACGAAGATTTCGACACGCTCGACCCGCGCGTGCGCGCGCAGTTGATCGAGCTTGCGGCCAAAGCGAGAGCGCAGCGTGTGCTCGCGGATGAGACCTACGAGCAGACCACCCAGGGCGCCGACGCATGGCGAGACCGGATGGCGCAGCGCCACCGATTCGGCCGCGCGCTGGACCAGCCGCCGCGAGTGGTGGGGGAATTCACCAAGGAACTGGCGCTCTGGGCTATCGTGATGGTGTGCTTTTCGCTCACGCTGATTTTCATTGCGCTCGCGGTGGCAAGCTGATGCCGTCCGGCCGGTTCCGACTCTCTGCGGATGAGGTCACGAAGGCGCGCAAGCTCTATCGTGACGGGATGAATCTGATGCCGCTGGCTCGGAGATTCGGCGTGACCGTCACGACGATTCGGGAAGCCATCACGGGCGAAACGTGGAAATTCCTTCCCGATCCAGTCCCATTGCGACGGCCGCAGAAAAGCGAGGCCGCGGTACGGCAAGCGCTGCGCGAGCTGCATCGCGAGGAATCGCGGCAGTGAAACGCCGGTTCGTCCCGCGCGCTTTGGCGGACAGCCTGCAATCGCGCGCGAAACGCGTTATGCGCTTGCCTGAGCCACGGCTGCGGGTGAGCGAACCCGAGGAGCTGCTGGCGTGGCAGCTACGCGCAGAGGGGCTGACGTTCGACCGTGAGCACCGTTTCCACGAGTCGCGGATGTGGCGGCTGGATTTCTGGTTCGCGGGCGCGAAGCTGGCGGTCGAAATCGATGGTGGCGGGTGGGTCGGCGGAAAACACGGTCGAGGCGACGGAATCGAGCGAGATTGCGAGAAGGCGAGCCATATCGCGATGGCGGGACACCGGCTCATGCGGGTCACGCCGGGGCAGATCAAGCGGGGGGAAGCGCTGAAATGGATACTGGTCGCGCTGGGGTTGAGATCGCCGGACACGTTGCACTTGCAAGACCGCGAATGAATCACGGCATCGCGCGCATGGAGGGTCTGGCGCACGATTGGGGCCGCGTGCAGAAGAATCGGCTATTCGGCAGCGGCTACCCGCCGAAGTCGGCGATCTATCAGTTGCTATCGGGTCGCAGTGGGTTCGTGCAGTATTTGCCAGAGGTCATGGTAGACCAGCAATTGCAGCGGTTTGATCGCGCGGTGCGCACGCTTGATTTTGAATTGCCATTGTCTTGGTGCTGTCTGTGGGGCAAGCATGTGTTCGATCTGTCTGAGCGCAGCGTGAGCCGCGCGCTGGACGTGAAGCATCATGAGGTGCGGACGCATCTAAATCGCGCGTATGCGTTTCTGCTCGCGCAGTGGAGAGAAAACGCTTGACATGCTGTGCGCACGTGCGCACACTTTTCAAAGTACAGGGGGAGTTGCCCCTGCGCACAATCCAGAACCCCGCCGATCGCGGGGTTTTGCATTTCTGAACTTCGATTTTCGGCCCCCGCCGGCACGCGCTCGCGATCCCCAGAAAGCCGGGACCGTGGGGCCGATCTATTCGTTGGGCGGTGCACTACCCCCGCACCGTTCACTTCAGCCCGCCTCGCGCGGGCTTTTTTCTTGGAGCACCCGTGCATGTTGCGTCGCTTGAGCTGGTCATCTTGGGCCGTGTGTATCGCTTCACTGGCGGTTATCGCGCTCTGCGTGAGCGCGAGTCCAGCGAACGCCGGCGACGCCGCGCTGACGTGGACGCTCGCTACGGCAAATACAGACGGGTCGGCGATTGCGGCGAGTGGCCCGACGAGCCTCGCCTCGACGCGGGTCGAGTGGGGCACCTGCAGCGGTAGCAACTTCGGGACGGCGAGCGGGCAGCAGACGGTCGCCACGCCGGCCACGACCTACACGATCACGGGGCTGGCGGCGGGTGTGTGGTGCTTCCGGGCTTACTCGCGCACGGTCGCGGGGCTTGAGAGCGCACCAACGAACGCGGTCACGAAGACGATCTTGCAAGCCCCGCCGCAACCGCCGGGCAATCTGACGGTCGCGGCGCTGGTGGTCTACCAGTTCATCGGCACCGATGACGCCGTGGCGTTGCTTCCGGTTGGCACGGTGCCAGCGGGCACCGCATGCGATCCGCTGCAATCGGTTAACGGCAGGTATGCCGTGCCGAGAGCGGCCGTGACGTGGTACGGCAATGTGAAACCTCGGGTGGTGTTCGCGCAGTGTGCCTCGTGAGCGTGTGGTGGTGGATTCTGGAACGCATTTTCGGCCAGTCGGCGCCGGTTATCTCGAACGCAAGGATTGAATCATGAAACTCGTCTGGACGATCACGCAGCGCAAGTCGGGTCGTCCGTTCGACATGGCGAGCGAAGTCGATCACTACGCGCTCGAAATGCAGGTCGAGGGCGCGCCGGGCTTCACGGCGATTCCCGGTCCCGGAGCGACAGCGACCGAGTTCAATCTCGACGTGACCGATCCAGGCACCTACAACTTCCGTCTGACGTGCTACCCGAAGACGGGCGCGGCGTCTGATCCCGCGACGGCGAGCGCGCAGATTCTCGACCAGTCCGCGCCGGTGATCGCGACGTTCACAGCGACGGTGTGATCGCCGCCCGATATGCGATTTCTCGTCGTTCGGCGTGGCGCGACTGCGCTGAATTGGCAGCCGGGCTCGATTGAGATACCGCTTGAGCGTGACGTAGCGACGAGCGTCAATATCGGCGACTACGTAACGGGCGAGCAGTCTATCGCGCTGCTGTCCGGTTCGATCCCCGGCATGACGTACACACCGGAGACGGGAATTCTGGCCGGGACACCGACAACGGACGGCACTTACGACTTGAATTTCCGCGCGGCTGATGCCGCGAGTTCTGCTGCGGCTGATTGGACTGCACGCACGGGTGCCGCGGGCGTGTTGTGGGCGCAGCGGTTTCAGTCAACTACGGACGTGACGCGGTGGCAGACCGCCGACCCAATGGTCGGGCAGTCGTTTGAGTCGAGTCGCGGCGTTATCTCTGGTGATGGATGCTTGCGCCAGACAGTGCTGGCTCGCGCTGCCGCGGGTGGCGGCCCGGCGATCGCATGGCGGCGTCCGCTGCAACCGCAGCCCGGCGACATCAACCAGCCGGGCGTGCCGGTCGGTTCGGGCGCGTCGTGCCTCGCGCTTTGGAACTCGACGATCATGCACGGGATCATGCACCCGGACTACAACGGGGTAGCAGTCGGATCGCCCGCGCGAACGGGTGTCATGCTTGGCAGCGATCTGTATCTGCAGTTCCGTGTGCGGTACAGCCCCGGGCACTTCGCGAGCGGCATGCCGTACGCGAAAATGATGTACGTCACTTGTAACTATCAGGACCCATCGCAAGAGTACGTGCTGCGCTCGACGAGCTACATCGGCGGGTCTGACTTCAATCGAGCGATTCCCACGATGTACACATCGTGGGAGCAGATGTTCAACTCGGGCCTCGAGGACCCCCAGAGTAACGGACCCGGCTTCGGGCTGAAGGAGCCCGGATATTCGGCGACCTGTGCGGCGAACAATCCCGCAGGCTGCTGGGTGTGGCCGGAAGACCAGTGGGTGACTGTGATGCTTCATCTGAAGCCGGGCCACCAGTACGGCTCGACCACGCTTGCGAGTGCGCTGAACGACGGTTCGCGCGACACGCAGATTGAGATGTACGTTGCGCTTCCAGGTCAGACGAGCTACACGCGCATCTTCTCGAAGCTCAACTACGTTTGGGCCTTCGATGACGGATCACAGAACGGATCATCGCCGAGCGGAAGACACCCGTACGGCTGGACATGGATGCAATTCAATCCGTATACCGGCGGCGCGCAGTGGCAGGCACAGGCGGCGGATTCGTGGAACGAGTTCGATCAGGTGATCTGCTCAGTGCAGCCGATCGCCTGCCCGCAGGCATAGCGCATGGCCACCGCTGACAAGACGATCCGGTTTGTGGTGAGTGCGGCAGCCTCGATGCCGTCGTGGTATCCAGCTTCTGCGGGGCAGGTCATCGATCTGTCGGCAGCGCTCGGGCAATCGACGACGATTTTCAGTTTTCTGGATGCGCTGAACGTTTTCGCGCTGTACCCGAGCGGAACCGATTCGCGCCGCATTGACATTTACAGCGGCGGTGCGCTGATCTACGAATCCGGTCGGCCGTTCATCCATGCGTTTGGTGGCGGGCACAACGACGGCTCGTGGAACGGCACGATGAAGTACGGGCCGCTGTGGGGCAGCGGTGCGAATACTCCGGTGTGGAGTATTGGAGCAACACCGTCGCCGCCCGGCTCAATCGTGTTCGGGTCATCGACAGGGCTTTACGCGGACGGCAAGCCGAGTTCACAGCACACCTACAATCTGCTTGTGGGCATCGGCTCGCGGATGTGGTGCCCGGCACCTGGCGTGTCGTACAGCAACGGGAGCGTCAACGCTTCAGGTCCGCCCACGCCGCACTATTGGGAATCCGCAACGGATACATGGACGTTTCCGGCGTATCCCGCGTATCCGACGCCGCCGGGCGTTGGAGCGGGTGGCGGAGTCACTGCGTATAACGGCAACTTGTATCTCTACAAGAACCCCGGTGATCCGCAGCGGCTGCGAGTGTTCAATATCGCGGCTGGAACGTGGTCAATGGATAGCAACGACACCACGCTTGCCGGAGACTCGACGGCGCTGGCTGTCGATACTCGCAGAGGTGCGTTGCTCGCGATTGCATCTGGCACTGCATACGATACGGGGGCGTACTGGCCGAATCTTGCGAATCTGTCGATTGCGCGTCGCACGGGCATTGCCGCCCCGCCGTCGCTGATATCCGTATCATTGGAGTACGACTACGACCGCGATGCGTTCGTGGTGCCGTCGACTTCGGCCGCGAGCGTATTCGAGCTGTCTGCATCGAGTCTCGCTAGTGGCGGGTCGCCTTCGTGGACCACGCGGACGTTCTCTGGGCCGACACCGGCCAATGTGGGGCCGCAAGGTCTGGCCGGCCGCTTCCGGGCCGTGCCTGAATTGAAAGGGTACATCAGCGTTCCGGGTAGTCAGTCGTCAGTCTACTTCTACCGATCGGCATGAACTTCGTGCATATCCCGAAGACCGCTGGCTCGTCGATTTGCGCAGTGATCGGAGACGACTGGCACGAACACAGGCGCGCGAGCGAGACGCCAGAACCGCGCTTTGCCTTCGTGCGTCACCCGCTCGACCGGCTGGTGAGTGCTTACCAGTTCATGCGCGGTTCGACGCCGGAGAAACTCTGGCGCGTTGCGGACTGTTCATTCCGCGAGTTCATCGAGCGCGATCATTTGTTTCTGCGCTCGCAGTCATGGTGGCTGGACGAAGACGTGCAGTTCATCGGTCGCTTCGAGCGGCTGCACGAAGATTTCACGCGGATCAGCGACAAGCCGCTGCCGCACTTGCAGGCCAGTCGGCGCAGGCCGTGGCCTGAGTATTTCACCGATGAGACGCGCGCCATTGCGGAGCATCGCTATGCAGAGGACTTCGCGCGTTTCGGCTACGAGCGGGTGCACTGATGTCGCTTGAACTGGATGCTGTCGGCGACTACGCGTCGCGCGCAGGCGCGGCCGCGCTGGGTAATTCCTACGCAGGGTCAACTTTAGTCTGGTATCGCATGGGCGACTCGGTCGCGCAGCGGGAAATCTGCAGCATCGCCAGAGGACTTGGCGCCGCTTTTTTTCTGATTCTGAACGCAACGACGATTCAGTTATGGATCAACGCTGCGGCACGCGGCACATGGACCGTGAGTGCTGGTACGTGGTACGGACTTGCACTCAGCACAGACGAGACGACGGACACCGCGCGCGGTCGCGTGTTTCTGGAAAACGGCAGCGAGGTTTCTCCGGCGACCGGCACGGGCTCGTATACCCCGCTCGGTGCGGGCGCTCAAGTCTCAAGCGTAAACCTGGGAAACCAGAACGCTTATGGAGACTCTGCGTCTGGGCAGTACCGATACTGGAAGTATTGGGCCGCGAATCTCTCGCAAGCGGAGTTCGCCGCAGAGGCTGCTCACATTCCAACTAGCGGGTCTCCTGCTGTTCGCACGGCAAACTTGCGCGGCTCGTGGGCTGTGCCGGATGGCACGACGACGACCGACTGGTCTAGCGGCGGTGCGGGTGCGATCACGATCAACGGCGGCGGCACGTCCGCGCAGGAGCCGACGATCGGCGGTGGTGGCGCTTCCGTGTTCATCCCGACTCAGTATCGCCGCACCAATTCATTGCTGCGGATGTAGTTCACTTACCGAGGTATCTCCATGCTTCTCTACTCGGCACCCTTCGAGAACGTGACGTTCACGGACGCGGCGCAGGACCTGGTATTCCTTGCGACGAGTTCGTCCGTGCCGCTGCGGATTCATGCGGTCCGGCTCACGGCCGGTGTGACGACCGACGTGCGCGCGCGCATTCAGCTCATCCGGCGCACGACAGCCGGTTCCGGTGGGACGGGTATCACGCCCGTCGCATTGCACGGACGCAATTCGGTTGCAGCCGCGACGACCGCGACTTACGCGCGCACGACGCCCGGCACGGCCGGCAACGTGATCCACGCCGAGCAGTGGTCGCTGCTCGTGCCGTTCGAGTGGCTGCCCACCCCGGAGATGCGGCCCACGATTCCGGTAAGCGGATTTCTCGGGCTGAATCTCGCTGCTGCAACGGGCGCGACGCGGGTGATGTCCGGCTCGATCATCTTCGAGGAGCTGTAAGCCATGCGCGTCAAACTGCTGAGCCACATCGTAGAAAATGGTGGCATCAAGATTTCCCGCAGGCATCGTCAGGCGGATGGGACGTTTCTTAAGGAAGCCCCGTTCGTGAAAGGCGCGGTGATCGAGATGTCCGACGCGAGCGCACAGAAATACATCGCGGCCGGGCTTGCTGAACCCGCACAGGAGTCGCAGTCGTGAGTGCATCCAATTCATTCGAAAATAGCCTCTTGTCGCTGCTGTTCGAGAACGCGAACTGCGCGAACGTCGGGGACGCGACCGGACTTCGAGGGTCGACGACAGCGGGTGTGTTCTACATCTCGCTCCACACGGCGAACCCGAACGAGACGGGCACACAGTCCACGACGGAAGCGGCGTACACGTCCTATGCGCGCGTGTCCGTGGTTCGTTCCACGGCGGGCTGGACCGTGGCCTCAGGTGTGGCGGACAACGACGCGGCGATCAACTTTCCGCAGGCCACGGGTGGATCGGAGACCGAAACGCATTTCGGCATCGGCTCCGACGTGTCGGGGACGGGCAACCTGTTCTTGTGGGGTGCGTTGTCGTCGGGTCTGCTCGTCTCAAGCGGCGTGTCGCCCTCTTTCGCGGCTGGCGCGCTCGACGTGACCCTAGACTGATGTTCGGCATCCGCTCAAAGCACGCGCTCTTGCAGCCGACGAAGGTGCAGGTGACGACCGAGGGCGAGCTTGTCGTCTTGACGATCGGCAATTCGGTCATGAAGATGGACTACGAGCACGCGATCACGCTCAGTCAATGGCTGCGGGTGCGAGGCAAAGAAGCGAAGCTGTTCGCAGGTGATAGTTCGCGTCACTGGCACGCGATCGCCGTGGCTGGTGGCGCTCCGGACAGCACGTGAGCTGGGTCTACCGCCGGCCGTTCGACTATCGGGCGCGGCCGACGCCGTTTTTCCTGCTGCGCTATGCCGCAGCGGTTGCGCGCGGATCGAGCGATCTGTCGCTGACGGCGACGGGAACCATTACCGGCACGGGCGCGCTGTCGGGTGCTGCGGCGCTGTCAATGGGCGCGACTGGAAACCTGACAGGCGCCTCTGCGCTCACCGGCAGCACGGCCATACTGATCGACGCGGACGGGTCGATTGCGGGCACCGGTGCACTGGTCGGCACGATCAGCTTGCAGTTCACGCTGTCGGCGAGCGGGACATTACAGCAGGCATACAGCCCGCTCATGTACCGGCCGAGCCGGCGGTGGGCATCTCGGGAGGTCGATTACCGGGCCTATACGGATCGGGTCGTCATCTTCCCGCTGAAGGTGGCGACGGGCATCGAGGGCACGGCGAGCATGACGCTCGATGCCTCTGCGGTGCTGGTGGGCCAGGCCGCGATCGGCGGCGCCGGCTCGTTGACGTTCGGCGCGAGTGCCGTGCTGCTCGGCGCCGGACAGCTCGCAGGCGCCAGCGCGATGGCGATCGATCTGTCGGCGACGCTCGGTGCGACGACCTCGGGCGGGATCGCTGGGGCTATATCGCTTCAGTTCGATTGCGCGGCGGCATTGCTCGGCATCGGCGAATTGATAGGCAATGCATCGCTATTCTTCGGCGCCGCAGCGGTCGGCTCGTCGGTGGCGAGCGTCGCGGGAATGAGCGCAATGACCTTGGCGGCGAGTGGCGCGCTGACGGATGTTTCTGGTATCGGAATTAGCAATGGCGCTGCAGTTACTGTGCGCGGCGCCAATCGCACGATCACCGTGCGAGGCATCGACAGGACGATTTAGCCATGTCAGTCAGTCTCGCCCTTATTGACCCCGACGACGTCGTGAGTCTCACGATCGGCAACTGGGCCGACGTGCTGCCTGCGACGGTAACGCTCGGGACGGTGACGCATACCGTGCCAGCGCCATTGACCAAGGTGAGCGAATCAACGGACACGGGAGCGGCCACATCGACGGTGCGGGTGAGTGGTGCATTGCATGGTGGCCTGTACCTGATCGAGGCACAGAGCACGCTATCCAATGGCGAGGTGGTGAACCGGCAGTTCCCGGTGCGTTGCTTCAACGGCTGATGCCCAAGGCTGCCCCAAAGCCCTGCTCGCACCCTGGGTGCAGAGCATTGGTGCACAAGCGCTACTGCGACGCGCATCAGAAAGCGTTCCGCAAGCGGCAGGACGAGAGGCGCGGATCATCGGCTGAGCGTGGGTACGATACGACATGGCGCAGGCTGCGCCTGTCGTTCCTCGCTCAGCATCCACTGTGCGAGTGCGAGGATTGTGATGCAGGGCGCAAGCGCCTGACCCCTGCCAATGTGGTCGATCACATCGTGTCGATCGAGGAACGGCCCGAGCTGCGGCTCGAGTGGAGCAACCTCAGAGCGATGGCGAAGGCGTGCCACGACAGACGCACGGCACGTGATCAAGCGTTCGGGAAGAGCGCACCGGTAGGGGGGAGTCAGAAGTCTATGACTTCACGCTATCGACCGGCACCCAATCGTTTTTTTTGCAACGCCACGATTGGAAAATGAGGCCAAGCCATGCCAGGTCCACAGAAGCGGCCCGTCGCGCTGAAGGTTATTGCAGGGACGGATCGTGTTGATCGCCCGGCGCTGGTTGGGGTCGAGTTACCGGCGCTGGATCAGGTTCCATCTCCGCCAGACTGGTTACCGAACGCACACGCGGTCAACGAGTGGCAACGGCTCGCGCCGATCCTTACGGCGAATCGACTGCTGTCTGAGGCCGACCTTTCGAGTTTTGGGCATCTGTGTGGATTGCACGGGAAGATCGTGCAGTTGTGGGCTGCCGGGGAAGCTCCTACCGGCCACATGCTGGCGCAGTACAACTCGCTGGCCGGAGCTTTCGGGCTCGCGCCTGCATGGCGCGGCAAGGTGAAACCGATTGGCGACAAAGACACTTCGAACAAGTTCGACAAGTTCAAGAAGCCAACCGGCTGACTACGTTCTGGTTGCCATCGCCTATGCCGAAGAGGCGATTGCGGATCGTGGCGGTAAGCAGTTCGGCAAGTGGGTGCGGCTGGCGGCGAAGCGGTTTCTGCGTGACCTGAAGCGAGCTGCGCGTAAGCGACCGCCGTTTCTGTGGAGTCCGGGGCAAGCCAATCAGGCTTGTGAGTTCATCGAGAAATTGCCGCACGTCGAGGGCGTGTGGGCATCGAAGACGATCAAGCTCGAGCCGGCGCAGGTGTTTTTCATCGTCAACTTGTTCGGGTTTCGGCGGCCTGACGGGTCGCGTCGGTTCACGACGGCGCTTCTGGCTGTCGCGCGAAAGAACGGCAAGAGCAGTTTAGCCGCGGCGATCCTGCTGTACGTGTTCTGCACAGAATCTGACGTGGGTCCGCAGGTGCTTTCTGCCGCGACCACTGGCGATCAGGCCCGCATTGTGTGGGGCATCGCCAAGCGCATGGTGGAGCGTGATGCGCAGATCCGCGAGGCGTTCACGTTGGAACCGTTCGCCAATGCCATTGCGCGGTACGAGGTCGGGGGCACGTTCAAGCCGATCAATGCGAAGGCTTCTACGCAGGATGGTCTGAATCCGTCCGCGCTATCGTTCGACGAGTTGCACGCACACAAGTCGCGCGATCTCTACGACGTGCTGCGATCTGCTGCTGGTGCGCGCAAGAACCCGCTGTTCCTGTACACCACGACGGAGGGGTACGAGAGCCCTGGCCCGTGGCAGGAAGTGCGGCGCTTTGCATGGCAGGTGCTTGAGGAAGTGGTCGAGGCCGATCACTTTCTCGCGCTGTACTACGCGCTGGACGAATCAGACGGCGACTTCGACGAGCGGGCGTGGGTGAAGGCCAATCCGCTGCTCGGCGTATCGATCGGGATCGAGAAGATGCGCGAGTACGCCAAGGAAGCGCGGCTGTTGCCGGGAGCCCTGGCGGAGTTTCGGATCAAGCGTCTGAACCGGCCGTCTGCGTCGGCAGAGGGGTGGATCGATCTGCCGAAGTGGCGGCGGTGTGGCGGCGAGGTTCCTTTGGATGAACTCAAGGGGCTGCCGTGCTACGCCGGGCTCGATCTCGCCAGCACGAGCGACATGACGGCGTTGCGGTTCGTGTGGCGGCGCGATGACGTGCTGTACACGTGGGGCCGGTACTGGGTGCCGGACGCGGCGGTGGCTCAGCGCAACGAGCGCGGCACAGTGTCT